GAAAAGGAGAGGCGGCTGGCAGCCTCGCAATAACTTTCGGGGTTTCAGTAACTTATGGGATTTGAGAACTGCGGACGCAAGCCGAAACCGACGGCGGTACATATTCTCAATGGGAACCCGTCGCGGAAAAATCTGCGGGTCATCGAACCGAAACCGCCGCGGGGTGACCTCGAGAAGCCGGCCACGTTATCCGTGGGTGCCGGGGTGGTCTGGGATGAGTTGGTACCCATTCTGACCTACATGGGGACACTGACGACGGCGGATCTGCGGCCGTTTGCGGCGATGTGCGAACTACAGGCCAGCTTCACGGCCAACGCGATGCGGAAGGACACGGACCCGGAGCACTTCCGGTACAGCGTCGAGAGTGACCTGTCGACGAAGCTGCGGCCGTTCTATGAGTATTTCGGGATGACGCCCTCGGCACGGGCGCGCCTGGCGGTGCCGCAGCCGAAGGATGCGCCCGTGTCGAAATGGGCCGGTGCGGTGTGATGGTGCCGGCGCCAGTCACGGGCGTGGTGCCCGTCTGCGACGTGTGCGGCAAATCCGCGACGCAGGCGGCGCGCGACCTCGTGCGCTATCCCGACGAGACCGGGACGTGGTGGCAATACGCGCCTGTCGGGCGCGTGAAATATGGGTGTGATGCCCACCCCGTGTGCTCGATCGAGTTGGAGCGTTGATGTCTGTGAGGAAAGAATCGCAGGCCACGCGGGCTATCAGGTTAGTCAACAACCTCACTCATACCAAAGGTCCATTCGCGCAGCAACCGTTCAACTTGCGCCCCTGGCAGGTCCGCATCCTGCGGCAGTTGTTCACCACGCAAAAGGACGGCCGGCGGCGCTATCGGCAGTGCCTCCTAATGCTGCCGCGCAAGAACGGGAAGACCGAACTGGCCGCGGCGCTGGCGGTCTACTTCCTGCTGTTCGACGGCGAAATCGGCGGCGAGGTGTACTCGGCGGCGGCGGACAAGGACCAGGCGGCGCTGGTGTTCCATGTGGCGGCCCAGATGATCCGCAACGACCCGGAGTTGTATGCCCAGGTCGATATTGTCGATTCGCAGAAGCGCATCGTCCACCGCAAGAGCGGGAGCTTCTATCGGGCCATCTCCGCGGAGGCGTACTCGAAACACGGGTTCAATGCCTCGGTCGTCATCTACGACGAGCTGCACGCCGCGCCGAGTCGCGAACTCTGGGACGTGCTGACGACCTCGCAGGGGGCGCGGGCGCAGCCGCTGACGCTGGCGATCTCGACGGCCGGATATGACCGGCATTCGATCCTCTGGGAACTCTACGCGCACGCCAAAAAGGTGCGCGAGCAGCCCGACCTCGATCCGACGTTTCTGCCGCTGCTCTTTGAAGCGCCGATTGACGCGGACTGGACCGACGAGAAGGTCTGGAAGGCCGCGAACCCGGCGCTCGGAGACTTCCGGAGCCTCGAGGAAATGCGGATCGCCGCGGCCCGGGCGAAGGAAATCCCGGCGCAGGAAAATACGTTTCGCCGGCTGTATCTCAATCAATGGACCGAACAGGCGAGCCGGTGGATTCCGCTGGCGGCCTGGGATGCGTGCTGCGTGGTGGAGGCATGACGATAGACATCAAGATTCCACAGCATCTCATCGATAAACATGGGAGGGCAGAACTGGAATCCTATATTCAGAAGCGTCTGGCGGACTCAATATATCAACTGACACGTGAGTACGAGGACCGCCGGATTAACGGCACCGGCACCGGCACGCCGAAAGGGATCCTGTCGTGACGCGCACCGAGTATCGCCGCAGCCTCAAAGGCCGCCCCTGCTACGTCGGCCTGGACCTCTCGAGCACAACGGACCTCACGGCGCTGGTGGCCGTCTTCCCAGACGGGGACGAAGACTTCGATGTGCTCGCGCAATTCTTTTGCCCCACCGACAGCATCCGCGCCCGGGCGCAGCGGGACCGGGTGCCGTATCCGGAGTGGGTGCGCCAGGGGTACCTGCAGGCGACGCCCGGCAACGTGGTCGATTACGAAGCCGTCCGGCAGACGCTGAAGGACTGGGCCGCCGAGTTTGCGGTCAAGACGATTGCCTTCGATCCGTGGAACGCGACCGACCTCGTCACGCGCCTGCAGGAACAGGACGGGTTTACCTGCGTGGCGATGCGGCAGGGGTTCGCGTCGTTGTCGGCCCCGACGAAGGCGCTCGAGAAAGCGATCCTCGGGAAGCAACTGCGGCACGACGGGCACCCGGTGCTGCGCTGGAACCTCGCGAATGTCTCGGTGGAATCGGACGCCACTGGGAACCTCAAGCTGTCGAAGAAGGTCAGCACCGAACGGATTGACGGCGCGGCGGCGCTGGTGATGGCGGTCGATCAACTGACGCGGAACAACGCCATCCGCACACCGACGCCGTTTCTGCTGGTGTTTGGCGCGCGATGACGCCACCAGCGAAAGGCCGCCCGCGGCACCTGACCGGCCCCGGCGTGCGGGTCTCCGCGTGGATCGAGGCGCAGGACTTCGATCGGCTGACGCAACTAGCCGCCGATCGCGTGGATGGCTCGGTGTCCGGCGTGCTCCGCGACCTCGCGCACAAAGCGGCCCAGGACTTTCCTCCTAAGAAATAGACGCGCCCGGATCCGCGGGCGTAGGCTGAGCGTTCCACTGTGGAACGCGCGTACAGCCTCTTTTCGGTCAAGAGCGTCGACCCGGCCCAGCGGATCGTGGAGGGGTTCGCGTCCACCCCGACACTGGACCGCCAGGGCGACGAACTCCTGAGCGCCGGCGCGTCGTTCACGCTGCCGATGCCCCTCCTGTGGCAGCACCAGCAGGACAAGCCGATCGGCCACGTCATCAAGGCCCAGGTGTCCGACAAGGGCATCCGGATCACGGCCCAGATTGCCAAGAACGTCCTGCCCTACATTGACGAAGCCTGGGCGCTGATTCAGGCCGGACTGGTCCGCGGGTTCTCCGTGGGCTGGCAACCGCTCGAGGCGCCCACCCGCAGCAAAAGCGGCGGCCGGCAGTTTGCCCGGTGGCTCTGGGGCGAAACCTCCGCGGTGACGATTCCCGCGAACATGGACGCCACGATCGCCGTGATCAAAAGTTTGGACGCGCGGCCCGCCCTGTCGGGCACCCGGCCGCCGGCCTCCACCCCGCCCGCTGCCGTGGGCGTGTCTCCGAAAGCACAGACCATGACACCCATTGCCGCCCAGATCGACAGCGTGACCGCGCCGCTGAACACCAAATCCGCCCGCCTGCAGGAGCTTGTGCTCCGCGACGGGACCGATGGCAGCCTCGAGCCAGCCGAAGTGACCGAACGGGACACCCTCACCGGCGAGGTGGACACCCTGGCGACGCGGCTCAAGAGCCTGCGTGCGATCGAAGCGGCCCAGGCCGGGCTGGTCCGTCCGGTGTATGCCGGCGCGCCGCCGGTGCAGACGAAGGCCACGGAGCCGTACATCCCGCGCGTGGAGGTGACCTCCACCCTCGCGCCCGGCCAGGAATTCGCCCGCTACGTGATCTGCCGGATGGCGGCGATCAAGAGCGGCACGCCGGCGCTGGAGTTTGCCAAGCACTACTACCCCGACAACCCCCGGATCCAGGCGCTGATCAAAACGACCGACCTGCTGCAGAAGGACAACGTCCCGGCCGGCACGTCCACGGATGCAACCTTCGCCGGGCCGCTGGTCTACGCGCAGCAGCTCGCCAACGAATTCGTGGAATTCCTGCGGCCCCAGACGGTGCTGGGCCGGATCCCCGGCCTGCGCCGCGTCCCGTTCAATGTCCGGATCACCGGGCAGACGTCGGGGGCGACCGGGTACTGGGTCGGACAGGGGCAGGCGAAGCCGCTCACCCGCTACGGGTTCAACGCCCAGACGCTGGCGTATCACAAGGTCGCGGCGATCATCTCGATCACCGACGAACTCGCGCGGTTCTCGAGCCCGTCGGCGGAGATGCTGGTGCGGGATGAACTCGTCAACGCCTTGCGCGAACGGCTCGATCTGGACTTCCTCGATCCGGCCAAGGCGGCGACGGCGAACGTCAGCCCGGCGTCGATCACGAACGGCGTGACGAACCTGAACGACACGGGCGCGACGCTCGCGAACACCATCACGGACATCCAGCAGTTTTTCAACGCGATGATCAACAACAACTTCGATCTCGCGCAGTGTGTCTGGATCATGCCGACCAGTGTGGCGATGCAGTTGTCGCTCATGCGGGACAGCCTCGGCCAGACGGCGTTCCCGACCATCAGCGTGAACGGCGGCACCTGGCAGGGGATCCCGGTCATCGTGTCGCAGTACCTCGTCTTCGGGCACACGCCGGCGAACAACAAGGTGATCCTCGTCCACACGCCGTCGATCGCGGTGGCGGATGACGGCGGGTTCCAGGTGGACATGAGCCGGGAGGCGTCCCTCGAGATGGACGACCAGCCGGTCATGTCCTCGTCCTCGATCGGCGCGACGCCGGGTTCGCCGACCGGGCCGACGGGGTCCGCGCTGGTGTCGATGTTCCAGACCAACTCGATCGCGATTCGCGCCGAACGGTACATCACCTGGGCGCGCCTCCGGACCGGGGCCGTGGTCTGGATGGACGACGTGCGCTGGGCCGCGTAACGGCCTGACCTGGGGGGCGGTGGCTGGGATAATCCTGGCGCCGCCCCAATCTTCCGATGCAACTCCTCGGCCTCACCATTACCCGCACGAAGGCGATCCCGCGCGATCTCCGGATACCGGAGTCGCGGGGTGGCTGGTATCCGATTGTCCGCGAAGGCTTCGCGGGTGCCTGGCAGCAGAACGTCGAGACGCCGCTGGTCGACGTCCTCTCACATCCGACCGTATACGCCTGCGTCACCAAAATTTCCGGCGACATTGCCAAGATGCGCCTCGGGCTGGTGCAGGAAATCGGCAACGACGTCTGGATCCCGGCGGAGTCGTCTAGCTTCAGCCCGGTCCTGCGGT